ACAGAATACATCGAAGAACAAGCTTTTGTTTACAGAATTGTAAGTGATTACAAGGAAGTCTACATAGAGTGGCATCTTAAGGACTTGCCTCACCTGTTTACAGGGCGAGCGAATAGTCACGAAGAAAAGATCGAACAGTACAAATCGGTCTTAAAGGAACTAAAGAAACTAAATAAACCAAACCAATAAAACCAAATGACTATAAAAGAAATAAAAGAATATGAAAAGTTAGAACAAAGAAACTTACAGCTATCTAACTGGCTCAACGAATCTCAAATTGAAAACGCTAATATGCGTGACCGACTGGAGGAATTAGGAGAATTAGATGATTTGATTGAGGATGGATCGATAAAAGATTTATTCACTTCATTTCAAGAACAAACAAAAAGAAACCAAACCAAATGAAAAAATTAAGAAAGAAAAGAACTACAATTAAAAAGTACGGCTTGTACGCTGAGAGTAAGAGCTTAAAAGGTGTTACTGAAAAGCGACAGATAAGCACCATAGAAACCAGAGAAGGTATTGAGGAAGCTAACAGGACAGGTAGAGACTTGTCTAAAATGCTAGGGATGAAATTCTTACACGCCAGGGAACTAATAAAACAATGAGAGATACCCTAAAAGAAGAATTAACTAGATTAGTTAAGAATGAATCATTCAATATTCAATATGCTAATGAGATATTAGAATTGTATGATGATGAAATTAATGATACGAGCGAGTTCACTGCATACGATAAAGCCATGCAAGATATTGATAACGTAAAAAATGGAGAGTGGGATTTATGAAAATAGATATAAAACTAGATAATGTACTCTCGTTATTTGATGGAATGTCATGTGGTCAATTAGCTTTAGATACTTTAGGTGTAAAGGTAGGTAATTACTTTGCCAGTGAGATTGATTCACACGCTATGCAGATAGCTAAAAAGAATTACCCAAACACTAAACATATTGGTTCTGTCTTGGATGTAAAAGGCAGTGACTTGCCCAGGATAGACTTATTAATTGGAGGTAGTCCTTGTCAATCTTTCTCAAACGCTGGTGATGGCAGTGGCATGGATGGAAAGAGTAAATTGTTTTGGGAGTTTGTACGTGTACTGAAAGAGACCAAACCTACCTACTTCTTACTTGAAAATGTTAAGATGAAGAAGGAATGGGAGAAAATAATAACCGACACTTTAGGAGTTGAACCAATTGCTATTAATTCTCGCTTACTTACTGCACAGAATAGACCGAGACTTTACTGGACTAATATACCTAATGTTGTACAACCTATTGACCGAGGTATTGTGTTGAAAGATATACTAGAAGATCAAGTGGATGAAAAGTTTTACCTTTCCGATAAAGCTATTGATTATATGTCACGATTACGTAACGGAAAACCTCGTTGGGAATACCACACTAATCCGTTAGATGGTAAGAGTGCTTGTTTAACTGCTAATATGTTTAAAGGTGTACCTTATGGAGTCATAAAGGAAAAGATGAGAAGACTCACACCTATTGAATGCGAACGCTTACAAAGTGTACCCGATAACTATACTGAAGGAGTAAGTAATACCCAACGATATAAAATGCTAGGTAATGGATGGACTATAGATGTTATCACTCACATTTTAAAAGAGATGAGACACGCACCAGTGAAAACAACAACAAACAAACAACTAATATTATTATGAGCTTAGAAATGTTACTAATGTTCATGCTTATATTCTTGCTGAGTCTTGGATTCTTATATACAGACTGAAGTGAATTACAGTATAATAGAAGGATGCATTAGACAAACCATGAGAACAGAGATAACACCTAAAGATTTTAAATATATAAACCAACCAATAAATAAAAACATGATAACAAGAATAAAAATAGAAGATTATAACGGAAACGATATAGTAGAATTAAACCTTAACTTTGAAATACTAGCTCAGAACATAGTCGAAACAGATGATTATAATGTAGCTGATATAGATGAAGATGAAAATGGTGAGTACATACGAGTCCAGTTAACTAAATGAATATGATAGAAGAAACCATGCACTTTATTATGACCGAGCACTTCAAAGGAGTACTTGACCCTGACCATAAATACTTTGAACTGTACCTGTCCTTACAAAAACTACTGGAGGAATATAACAATGATGGAAAATAAATACTGGCACGAATTTGAACCCGAAGAAGAGGAAGAGGAAGAACTTGATGCAATGACATTAGCGAAAGCCAAGAAAGAGGAGGAGGAAATAGATGAGTAGTGATGAAGATTTTGATGAAGTGTATTACACTACCAGAGAGTTTGAATTGGAAGTAAAGAAAAAGTTTGAACTGTTTTGGATGAATAACCAACTAGGATATGATGAGGTTGGACGATTGATACGAACAGATATACCAAGAAGAAAACCAAAGGAATGGAGAGAGTTCGTGTGGGGTTCTATCAAAAATAGAAAGATTAAAAGTGAGTAAAAAACGAGTAAGTGGACACCCGAAAGACGAGTATACTTGGGAGCAGTCAATGGTAGAGTGGGGAAAGCACAGGTACAGGAAGATGAAGGAGGTATATAAAGATAACAATTACCTGTCCGAACAACCAAGCTATAAGAGACTAGGACGAGCGATACACGAGGACGTAGAGAATGCAATAGCAAGGTACTTTGAAGACTGTTCAAAACCTGATGCACCTGTACCGTTGTGGCTTCCTTTTGTATGGGATTTAGAACCCAGTGTGATTGCATATCTTGGCATTAAGAAATTATTTGATTTGTTAATTGACGAACCAAACATAACTGCCGCGAGTTTTGAAATGGCAAAGGCAATCGAAGATGAAGTACGTGTCCGTTACTTTAAAAAGCACATGAACAAAAGCGATTGGATGCTACTGGAAAGGGATAGAAAGGACGCGAAGAGTAGGTATCGTTTTATGTCCCACTTCTGGACAAAGGAAAGGAAGTTCCACAAACAAGGAAGGTATAAACGCTTCGATCTTTTTAAACAACACCATAAAGCAGTGATTGGGTGTTGGTTATTAGAAGTGATACGCTTACAAACCAATTTATTTTCTGTCCGTGATCGATTCTGCCAAGGTAGAAAGACAAAGAAGATACTAGTTCCGAACCCTAAAATGTACGAGTGGATCAAGAAGTATGATGAACACTGTGAAGTATTGTCTCCCTTTTGGTTAGCTACTCTTGAAAAACCTATCGAATGGAATGATAACTGGGGTGGTGGATACAGTTCTATTGAACTCCCACAACTTCCTATTATGAAGAGGAGTGATATGTCTAGGGATTTATCCAAAGCATACGAACCGTTGAACAAGTTGCAAAATGTACCGTATCGATTGAATAAGAAGCTTTATGAAGTCATGCAATGGGCGTGGGATAATGACCTGTCCATCGGAGCTATGCAAAAGAGTCAGTTACTTGAACCACTTGAACCAATCGAAGGACTGGTACAGAAAGACCCTGAAGCTTTTATCGAGTGGAAGAAGAAGGCAAAGTATATCTACGAATTTAATCAACGGACGAACGGACAACGGATGAGGTGTTTAAAAATCTTACACGTCTGCAAGTTATACTCCGACAAGGAAAAGATATTCTTTCCAGTTCAAATGGATTACAGAGGACGAGTGTATTATGTACCTAGCTATGTTAACCCACAAAGTTGTGACCTTGGAAGGAGTTGCTTGGAGTTCTTTAACAGCGTACCAATTACTAACGAGAAGGAGAGTAGGTGGTTGTTGATTCACGGAGCAAATGTATGGGGTACAAAGGGGACTTATGAAGAACGCATTGCTTGGATAAAGAGCCGTGAAAATGAGATAAAAGAATGTGCATCTGATCCTTTTAACAATAACTATTGGCAAGGAGCTTCTAATCCTTGGGCATTCCTGGCGTTTTGTTTTGAATATCAAGGGTTTAAGGAAGAAGGTTATGGTTTTGAAACGAGATTACCTTGTCACATGGACGCTACTTGTAATGGTGTACAGATTCTATCTTTACTTTTAAAAGATGAGGAGATAGGAGGGTGGACAAACTTAGTACCACAAGATAAACCAAAAGATTTATACCAAGAGATATGTGACCGTGTGAACGCTAGATTGCACAGGAATAAAAGCCAACACTCTCTCGCTGGTGACTGGTTAAAGTGGGGTATATCAAGGAAGTATGTTAAGAAGATCGTGATGTGTAAACCTTTTGGAATGAATAGCTACTCTAGTGTGGATGAAGTAGAAGATGTATTCAAAAAGGAGGTGCGTAACGGACGAGTTAATCCTTTTAGTAACAATGAATATGTGGAAGCTATGCTCTACCTTGCTACCTTGATTAATGACGTAGCAAATTGGATGCTTGATAAACACATTACATACATGAGGAACTTGAAAAGGCAGATACGGAAATGTGATAAAAAATTTACGTGGACTTCTCCCTTTGGATTACCTATTGAACAGGAGCTTGTTAAGAAAGATAACCTTTATGTCAAGTCGGTCCTTAATATGCAAAGCATTCAAGTAAAGTACCGTAGAGATAATGATTTAATTTGTCCTTCGCAAATGGCTAAAGCTATTGTACCCAACGTGATACATAGTATTGATGCTAGTGTGGTACATTTTTTAGCTTGCAAATTCAAAGGTGATGTCTCATCTATACATGACAGCTTTGCAACTCAAAGCCCTAACGCACCGAAGATGCACCAACAATTAAGAGAGATATACCAAGAGATTTTTAGTAACGATATCGGGAATAAGTTCAACAACGAAGTCGCTACACAAACTGGAACAAACGAACTGGAAGACAGCATAGAACTAGGCACACTTGATGTGTCTGCATTAAACGACTGCCAGTACCTGTTCTCATAAAACAACAAATAGAAAGAAGAAAGAGATGGCTATAAAAAGTAGATCAAAATTAGACAGTATAACTACACCTGTAGGAATTGCTAAGTACCCTTGGGTGAACACACCTAGTACTAAGTTTGTAGAGGGTGGTGAGTATAGCTGTAGCATAGTGTTAACAAAAGAAGAAGGTGATGTTATTGTAAAGCAATTGAAACCTATCTTTGAAGAGGCAATACTGGAGAAGAGTGAGGAGCTGGGTAAGAAGGCTAAGTCCTATGAGTTACCTATTCAACTTGAAGGAGACTCTTACATCCTCAAAGCAAAGTTGAAACCTGTTAACGGAATAAGTAAAATGACTGGTAGTCCGTACACACGTTCGCTTGGATTGTTTGATTCAAAGGGTAATCCTTGGGACAAAGAAACAATAGTACGAGGTGGTTCAAAGGTACGCCTTAACGTACGCCCTAAGACTTGGTTCACTTCCTTATTAGGAGTAGGATTATCGTTAGAGTTATTAGCTGTTCAAGTAATTGAATTGTCAGAGGGTGAGTTCACAGAACAAGCAGCTGATTCATTTGGTTTTACTGCTGTTGAAGGTGGATATGTTAACGGAGGTGAAACCCTTGACCAAGCACTTGATGCCGAAGAGGAAGAAGACACCCTCACTGCCGACTTTTAGGAGTGGGTTTGAAGAGAGAATAGCTGCTCAATTAAAACGTCACGGAATAGATTACAAGTACGAGACATTAGTCATTGAGTATAAGAGACTTAGTACCTACACTCCTGACTTCATCCTTCCCAACGGAATCATAGTAGAGACCAAGGGAAGATGGGTCACGGAGGATAGGTCTAAGCATTTACTAATCAAACAACAGCATCCTGATTTAGACATTAGGTTGTTGTTTCAAAACGCCTACAATAAAATACGCAAAGGTAGTAAGACTACTTATGCAATGTGGTGTGAAAAGAAAGGAATATTATATGCACATAAACAAGTACCAAAGTCATGGCTTTCACTAACACACATCAGCAATGTGCAGAGTGTGGGTCGAGTGACGCTGTCGGAGTCAACGCAGACGGAAGCACAATGTGTTTCAGTTGTGACACATACAGTAGACCTAAAGGGGGAACTGTAAAGGTGAGTAGTAACAGTAGTAGTGAAACATCATTTCTTACTGGTGAGTACACAGACATAACAAGAAGAAACTTAACAAGTGAAACCTGTCAGAAGTGGGGTTATCAATTAGGATTCTTTAATAAAGAACCAGTCCAGATAGCTAACTATAGAAGTAGGGATGGCACATTAGTAGGACAAAAGATACGCACTGCGAATAAACAATTCCACATCCGAGGAGAGTTGCTTGGTCTATACGGTCAGCACCTTTGGAAGGATGGAGGAAGAAGAGTAGTGGTGTGTGAGGGTGAAGTGGATGCGTTAAGTATTTCACAAGCGTTCGGGAATAAGTGGGCAGTAGTATCTGTACCTAACGGAGCAGGGGCAGCAAAGAAGTACGTTAGTCAATCAATCGATTGGTTAGAGTCCTTTCAAAAAGTAATCTTCTGCTTTGATAACGATGATCCAGGAAGAAAAGGAGCAACAGAATGTGCTGCTCTTTTAACTCCAGGTAAAGCATCAATTGCAGAGCTACCGTTAAAGGATGCCAGTGACATGATCGTGGCAAAGCGTAGCGAGGAGTTGGTGAATTGCTTATGGCAAGCGAGGGAGTACAGACCTGATGGGATAGTGGGAGGAGAAGAGATATGGGAAGCTGTGATAAAGGAGGATACTTCTGAGTCACAACCCTATCCGTATGCTTCTTTGAATGACATGACACACGGTATTAGACGAGGAGAGTTGGTGACACTTTGTGCTGGGTCAGGGATTGGTAAGTCTCTGTTCTGTCGTGAAGTCTGTCACCACCTCTTAGGACTAGGAGAAACTGTAGGTTACATCGCACTTGAAGAATCAGTCAGACGAACTGCACTTGGAATCATGGGCATACATCTCAACAAACCGTTGCACCTTGAGAATGATCTTGACGAGAAGGAGTTACGCAAAGCATTCGATGAGACTATGGGTAACAAGAACTTCTATACCTATGACCACTTCGGAAGTACGGAGAGTGATAACTTGTTAAGTAAGATACGCTACCTGTGCAAAGGACTAG